CAGTTAGGGATGGGATTAGGAAACAGAATAGTGCACAAAGGAGAAACGAATTCTTTATGTCTATATGGAAGAAGAAACCACATGTATGTGAGATATGTAATAAGACTTTAGGCCAAGAACCTCTTACATATATGTTTGATCATCTGCTAGAGAAGAATAAGTATCCACACTTAACGTGGGAACCAGAAAACATTCTACTGGTATGTCTAGAGTGTCATGATAAAAAAACAAGGGGATTTGTTAATGAAAAGTACCAAGAAAGGATTAACTTTGTATTAACTAAATTCAACGTGTCATGAAAGATGCAAACAGACCCAGAAAAAATGATATTCATTTTAATGTTACTCTTAATGAGGAACAGAAAGAAGCGAAGCAACTGATAATCGATAATCAGGTTGTTGTAGTCACAGGGAGAGCAGGTTCAGGTAAATCATTAGTATGTGCTAATACTGCACTTGAGTTCTTGATGACCAAACAATGTGAACTTGTCTATGTGACAAGGGCTGCAGTTGAAGTTGGTAATTCCTTAGGTTTCCTACCTGGAGACCTTAAAGAAAAATTCGATCCATACTTGGAAGCCTTCCAAGAAAATTTGATGATGTGTTATGACAAGACTAGAATCTTGGACTACATTAAGACACAACAGATCAAAGCCTTTCCAGTACAATTTGTTAGGGGGAAAACTATCAATGATGTTCTTGTTATAGAAGAAGCACAAAACCTCACTAAACATGAGATGTTGTCCCTTTTAACAAGACTTGGTAAGACAGGTAAGATTATCATCAATGGTGATAACGAACAAAAAGATATCAAAGAGTCTTATAATGGGCTTAGCTATGCTATTGAGCTAAGTAAAAAGCTAGATGGTATAGAGTGGATTAAACTTAAAGAGAATCACAGAAGTGATCTCGTTGGAAAAATTCTGGATCTGGAGTATAATTAATATTATGGTAGGATATATCTATAAAATAACAAACCCAAGTGGTAAAGTTTATATTGGGAAGACAATTGATCTGGAAACAAGAATGAGTAAATATAAATACTTAAACTGTAAAAATCAGACAAGATTATATGCCTCTTTATTAAAGTATGGTTGGCAAAATCATGTATTTGAAACAATAGAAACAATCCTTGTTTTTGATGATAACTTAGATATATTAGAAAAATACCATATAAAAGAAAATAATAGTTATACTAAAGGTTTAAACTGTACTCTAGGGGGAGATGGTCTTAGTGGAATTAATTTTTCAGAAGAAACTAGAACTAAAATGAGAAACTCTCAATTAGGTAGAAAACATTCTAAAGAAACTATTGAGAAAAGAATTCTAGCAACAACAGGGAAAAAACGTTCAGAAGCTTTTAAAAAAAGATTAAGTGAGGCACATACTGGTAAAGTATTATCAGAAGTAACAAAAGAGAAATTAAGACAGATAAATCTAGGAAAAATATCTCCAATTAGAATTAAATGTAAGTTAGTTAATTTGTTAACTAATGAATCTTGGGAGAGCAATTCTTTAATGGAACTATCTACAATTTCTCCTTTGTCTTTACCAACTATTACAAGGCTAAAAAGTAATAGAGCTGGTAAAAAAATAACAAGTATTTATAAACTAGAATATTAACAATTAAATTATTTAAAAATGAGTACAAGAGCAAAATTCCAATGTATAGAAGTAGCTAAAAGAGTTGGTTGGGGAGGACATCCTATACTATATTCAGCAAAATTCAATGTTGTAACAAATGGTAGTGAAGAAAATAAAGAATTCTTTGCTGCAACTCCAGGAGGAGTTATTGAAATGTCAACTATCAGAGAAGACCATTTTGAAGTTGGACAAGAATATTACTTAGATTTTATAAAAGCTTAAAACAAAAACCAATGAGAACACAATTTTTCTACACGAGACGTGAGGTTGTAGCCAATGGGGCTCCCTCTCGACCAAATGAAGAACCTATCTACTCATACAAGAGAGATAGTTTCAATTTAAATGCTGTAATCAGAAGCGTTGAGATGGCTGATGGCTCAGTATTAGTGTTGTTGAATGACATACACGAGAGAACACAGGAAACTCCTAACATTAACCCCAGAAACAATAAGGTATCTGGAGTAACACGTAAGAGAGATACGTATCAATCAGAAATCTACCTGTCTAAGGAAGATGGAGAGCGTTTCTATAGATGCGCTTCAGTAGATGAACCATTAGTAGCACATAATTCAATACCTGTAAAAGATGGAGTTCAAGAAACTGCTGGGGCGTAGAGTATATCTCGAGCTCCCTGAGGAAGAAAACAGTTCTATCATCCTGGATGAAGAGACTAAAGCTTTCAAAGAGAAAGAAAGGATGAGAAAATATGGCAGACTAGTAGTCTATGCTGTAGGTAGTGGTGTAACTGATGAACTGAGCGAGGGAGATGAGGTTATGATTGACCCTGGTTCAGTTAGCAGAGTAATGAAGATTCCTTTATCAGAGGATAAAGATGTCATTCTAATAAGTATTGATGACATAGCACACATATGGTAATATGATTGATTTAATAAAACAAGAAGTTAAAGTCCACATATCTAATATAGCTGACATATTAGATAGAATTGGAGAAAGAGTAGAAGGTAATTTGATATGCGATGTATCATCTGATAACTTTACAGATGTTATAAACGAAAGTAAGATATACAATCTACTAAAACTGTCTGAAAACAAATCAAAAATATGTGAAATAGGAGTTAATGCTGGCCATAGTTTATTACTTATGGTCAGCACTAATCCTGAAGCAGAGTATTTGATTTTTGATTTGAATGGTCATGCATATACTAAACTATGTTTAGAGTATATTAAAAATGCATATCCAAATACAAAGATAACAGAGATATATGGTGATAGTAATCTAACATTAAGACAGTACGTAGCTTATAATGAATTACATACATTTGGTTTGATTCATATTGATGGAGGTCATGATACTACAACTGTTGAAAATGATTTTACTTTTACACAAGAACTACTTACAAAAGATGGAGTTGTTGTTTTTGATGATTATAACTATGGTAACATACGAAATGTAATTGATAAGTATATAGATAACGAAGTTATATCTGAGTATACTGAGGATGTAATTAAAACTAATCTACATTTTATATATAAAGTAAATGATAGAAAAAAACATACATCAGATTTGGGTAAGTGATACTAGAATACCAAAGCATATAAAAAATTATATGGATGAGATAAAGGAACATCATAAAGATTTCAATTACTATCTATGGACTGATGATAACCTACCTGAGCTACCAGAAAATCTTAAAAGAATATATGATAGTTATAAAGAGCCAGCAATCAAGGCAGATTTGTTACGAATGTATGTAGTTTATAAATTTGGAGGAATCTATTTAGATGCTGACTTTAAAATGATAAATGGATTTCATTCAGATGTTATAGCACACGAACACCATGATGGTTTCATTATTTATAGTGATGCTTATAAAATGACTGCACTATCAAATGGTATATTTGGTTTTAAGAAAGACCATTTCCTTTTAGGAAATATGATTGATAATATAATTCATGAGGGTCAATGGATTGGTCCAAATTGGTGGAGTGAAGTGATCTGTAAATATCTTGGACTTCATCCTAATACATCAACAGTTGATGCACTTAGAGAAGAATTAAATGATATTAATTTACAAGTAGTTAATTGGAAAGATATGGAAAACGATTGTTTTAAACATGATACCTTAGCATCTTGGGAACCTGGATCTACTTGGAATAAGAAACTAAAAAATGGAAATTATGATTAGTGTATTAACATTAACTTACAAAAGACATCACCTCCTTGAAGAAGCAATACAATCCTTCCTATCTCAGGACGATCTTACAGATTGTGAAATGGTTGTTATCAATGATAATCCTGAGGTGGATTATATCTATGATCACCCACAGGTAGTCATTATAAATCACAAGACCAGGTTTCCTTCTATATCAGCCAAGCTTGAGTGGGGATATAAGCAATGTAAAAATGATTATATCTATAGGTTAGATGATGATGATTTACTGATGCCTTATGCCCTCAGACAGACCAAAGGGGATATACTGAATCATCCAGGGTTTGATATTTACAGGAGTCAGGGTATGTATATGTTTACTAACAATAAATATGATGGTATAGCAGGCAGTGTTAACAATGGGAATGTTTATACAAAACAATACTTGGATAGAATTACTTTTCCTAACACGTCCTCAGGAGAGGATAGTGATATTACTTTTGGTCATAACTCCAAGATATATACAACACCTATACATTATACCATGATATATAGATGGGGAATGGGTACATTCCATGTCTCAGGGCTTGGTACACAAACAAATGAAAAAATTTTAGAGACAGCAGATAAGATACTTGATGATACTAAAGGAGACATAGTATTACATCCACATTTTGTAACTGATTATTATAAGCAAGTAAAAGATGAACTATAATCAAAAAAGCCAGCAATTAAGCTGGCTTTTTCTTCTTAAACACTCAAAGCATGAAAAACACGAAACACAGAATTTATTTTGATAGTCTCTTCTTACTCATAGGAGACATAGGATTTTTTTTCTTTACATTTTTATCATGCTCCTTCATATAGTTCTTATCCAAGTCATACTTGGAAACTTTAGGAGCTTTTTTAGGTTTACCTGATTGCATTATTTCTTTTTATTAACTTTACCACCTGATTTTTTTTGTGGAAATCTAGGTTTAACTTTAAGTGCTCTAGCTTTTCTTTTAGCATCAGTAGCTAAACTATCATCAGTTCTGGCAGCTTTCATCATCATGTCTGCATCTTTAGGATACTTCATTGCTGCAGCAACATCTAACTGTCTGTGATAGTCATGAGTTCTGGCTGCATTTCTTTGTACTGTAAGATCTGCTTCATTCTCTCTCTTCAAGACTAGAGGGGCATTAGGTTTTCTTGCAGCAGTTTTATCAACAACTGTTTTTCTTACAACTTTATCACCATTTTTGGCTTTCTTAATCTTTTTCATTTCTCATCATCGTTTTTATGGTTAAAAAAATACAATGCTGCACCTGCTACAACAAGAAAGAATAGCAATGTGAGTAGCTCTTTCATGATATCAACAACCTCCTTTACATTTTTTCATTTTACCACCAGCTTTATAGGACATTTTACCTCCACTCTTTTTAATTCCCATAGCTCTTTTTGCTTTTCCATAGTATCCTGCAGTAACAAGATTGGCTGTAGTTTCAGCTGCTTCTCCCAATTTACCTGAATTTATTAATTTACTACCTACATTTTTAACAACTTTCACAGTTTTTCCTGGAACATCTTTTAATTTAGTATCACCCACTTTTTTACCAACTCCTTTCCAGAATGCAGCTGCCTTAGCATCATGTTCTGCTGCTGTTTCTTTAGTTCCAGCTTGAGCTTTCTTAATCTTCTTCATGATTACTTATTTTTAGTGGTTAATCTCCTACCATTTTTAGCATTCATTGTGGGTAATCTATACCCAGGAATCACATCTCTCGCAGGAGCTGTATTCTTTTTCTTTGATTTAGGTTTCTCTTTCATTTTTTCTTTCTGTTACGTGCAATTTTTTTAA